AGCGTATCCTCAACGACTTGCGCAAGACTGGCCGCGCCGAGTTCCCGATTGTTCGCCGCAGCGTTGACCGTCCTTGGGTACAGGTAGTGGCTCCTGATGGGGATGTCCTGTTCCCGGCCTATGCTACGGACCCACAGCGTGCTCCGTATTGCTTCTGGCGTACCCTGATGACTGCTCAGGAGTTGCGTAACAAGATTAGCTCCGAAGGTTGGGACGCCGACTGGGTGGAGTATGTAATCGAGAACTGCAAAGAAGCGGGAGACCCCCTCCGGTTGGAACGCCGCAATCAGTTCACTTACACCACAGTAACCTACGATGCGTCGGAGTTGTATGAAGTAGTCTATGGCTACCAGCGACTAATCGACGAAGAAGACAACTCGGAGGGGATCTACTGCACGGTGTTTCATCGTGAAGTGTATGGCAAGCAGGAAGTTCCTGACTTTGCGAAGTTTGAACTGATGAATGGCTACGAGGACTACCCCTTCGTTGTCACCAAGCTGTCTGAAGACAACAAGCGTCTTTACGATATCCAGTCGGTGCCGGAACTGCTGAAGGGCATCCAATGGCAGGTAAAGACGGAGCGTGATAGCCGCACGGATCGCAATAGTCTTGCGACGATGCCGCCGATCATGCACCCTGTTGGCAATGCACCATCCGACTGGGGACCGGGACGTTACATTCCTTACCGCCGCGCTGGGGAGTTTCAGTTTGGTCCCACGCCCCCATATAATCCCGGCTCCGTTGAAATGGAGCGAACCCAGCTTGAGCAAGCCGACAAGATTCTGGGACTGGATGTTGGCAACCCCCTCTCAAGCATTCAGCAGCAATACTTTGTTGATAAGTTCCTTAACCACGTCCGCGATGTACTACGTCTCGCTTACAAGTGCTTCCAGCGTTTCGGCCCCGACGAAGTGTTCTTCCGCGTCACGGGCGTCTCGGACCCGCAGCGTTTCAACAAGGGCGACCCGAACGAGAACTTCGACATCATCATCAATTATGACGTTCTTCAAAATGATCCAGAAAGCGTTGAAGCGCAGCTACAACAGTTTTCGGCACTCCTGCAACTCGACCGCAACGGTCGTATGGATGTCGATATGCTTCTGGAGTTGGGGGCTGCGGCAATCAATCCTGTTGTCGCGGACTCCATACTTCGACCCGCTGGCCAAGCCCAAGACCAAATCACGAAGCAAGTCACCGACGACCTCTCCAAGATCTACGCAGGCATTGAAGTTGGTGCGCGTCCGAACGGAGCGCAAATCGCTCTTCAAGTGATCCAGTCGTACACTCAGCAGCCTGATGTTAGCCAGCGGTTGCAGAACGACCAAGCCTTCCAAGCCCGCTTCCAGAAGTACGTCCAGCAATATCAGTTCCAGATGACACAGGCTCAGAACGCCCAGATTGGTCGTATTGGTACTACCCCTGCCGCGATGGGTGAAACTAATACCCAGACCATGCAGCAGACTCCGACTGCCTAATGAACAAGACCGATAGCCTCGACTCGCTCATTCACATCGACGCCTATGTCGATTTCCTTCAAGGGATTTACGCTATCCGTGAATCCCTGATTCAGCAGATGCACGATGTCCCATCTGATCGCATCCAGCAGATTAGCGGACGTATCCTTCAATGCGACGACATCTTGTCCATGGGTGGGTATGAACGTCTTGTTTCTCGTAGAGGTAATGTCTGACATATTGGACGCTACTTATTGTAGCGTCAGTTATGTCTGACGTAGCCGCTTAACAAGCGGCGGAACAACTGAAATAAAAGAAACCCCTTAAAAGAAAGGGGGATTGTTAAGGGGGAAAAAAAGTGGCTGTCAAGCTTTTTTTCACATCCCATAACCAATACGCAATTTCTCGTTCCCTGTGCTGTGGTATATTCCCACTATCGCCAACGCGAGGCGTTAAAACGCGGAAAACCAACTATGTCAGATGAAGCACCGTCCGTCGCCGGGGACGCTAAAACTTCGGTGGTGTCAGAAAAGTCTAATATGACAGCGAGTGAATACGCTACTCGCCGTTTTGGTGAATTGAAGGCTAAGCCGGATGGGGCGTTGAACCCCGCCAGCCGTCCTCAGTCCACCAGCCAATCCGCGCCAGCGGCAGAGGAGGAACAGGAGCAGGCGAGCAACGACCAAGCTTCTACCCCCAATGCTCAAGGCAAGGACGTTCCTTCACAGGTCGAACTCTCGGAGCTTTCCGACGAGGAGATTCAAGAACTAGCTCAGAAGGGCAAGTCTGGGCTGCTGAAGCGCATTGCTGAACTTACGGCCAAGCGAAAGCTGGCTGAGGAAAAGGCGGCGCAACTGGAAGCCTACATGGCCCAGCAGCAGAACAACAAGCCCCTTGAGCCAAAGGTCGAGAACAACCCCTACGAGAACATTACATCTTTTGAGGACTTGAGCAAAAAGGCCCAAGAGGTGAACGATGTTGTTGAGTGGGCAGAGGATGTTCTGGATCGCGCTGAAACCCTAGGCTACGAAGATATTGCAGCTACGGTTGATGGCCGCGAACTGACTAAGGCTCAGGTAAAGGAGACGCTTCGCAACGCCCGCAAGGCCCGCGATAAGTACCTCCCAGCGCAGAAGAAGGAGATCGAAATCGCCTCACAGCGTAAGGGTCTCCGTTCTGCTTTTGAGCAACAGGCGGTCAAAGAACTTGAGTGGCTTTCCACTCAGGAAGACAATGACACTAAACGCCAGTTCTTTGCGATGCTGAATGATCCGCGTCTTAAGGACGTGGAAAAGGCAATGCCCGAAATTGCCCCTCAGCTTCCCTATCTCTTAGCTCACGCCGCGAACTCTATGTTCGCCCGTAAGACTATCCCGTTGGATGGCAAGCCGTCCCCCAAGCTCACCCCTCCGGGTGCGCCTTCGTCCGCAGCAGCGGCAGGGGATCGGACGCCTACTCAGGGAGAACGCAACGTGAAGGAAGTCTCTAAGCGATTGGCCGATTCTGGCAGCGTAAGTGACTTCATCGCCCTTCGTGCAGCACAACTCTCTAAACGCAAGTAAACTACTACTACAATGTCTTTCTCTAATACCTACGATACGACCAATCCGGGTTCGGCGGTTTCTAACCGCGAAGACCTTCTCGATGTCCTGACGATCCTCGCCCCCGAGGAGACTCCGGTTCTCTCGTCCGCTGCTAAGTCCAAGGCGTCTGCTACCTTCGTGGAGTGGACCGTTGACAGCCTCTCGGCTCCCGTCACCACGGGCGTTGCGGAAGGTTCCGATGTCACGGTGTTCACGGACAAGTTCGCTAACCGCGCTCGTCTGGGTAACTACATCCAGAAGTTCCGCCGCGATTACATGGTGTCCGACCTCCAGAACGCTGTTGATAGCGTTGGTCCCGCCAAGATCGCTCAGGCTGAGGCGAAGGCTGTCCGCGAAATCAAGCGCGACATCGAGGCGACCCTGATCTCCAACAACGACCGCACCGTGGAAGATGGTGCTGGTACGCCCTACGGCCTGCGCGGCCTTGGCGACTGGATCGACTCGGCTGGTCCGGCGGATGTTCCCGCTACCTACCGCACCCCGGCTGGCTCCATCCACGCCTCGGGTACGTTCAACGAGACGGTGTTCAACAACCTCATCACCTCGATTTACCGCGTTACGGGTACGTCGAATGGTCTGACGCTGGTTGCCGACACGGCCCTGCGCCGCGTTATCAGCGACTTCGCCCGCACGTCGGGTAGCTCGGACTACTCGGTTCGCCGTGTGGCTTACGAGGGTGGCGAGGCGACGATCAAGCTGTCGGTCGAACTCTATGAGTCCGATCATGGCATCGTCTCCATCGTGAACATGAACCCGGATTGCGCGCCGGACACCACGAACAAGGACACGGGCTACCTCGTGAATCCTGAGTTCTACGGTGTTGCGGAACTGATCCCGCTCGGCTCGACCCGTCTGCCGAACCTCGGCGGTGGCGAGCGCGGTTATGTTGACTGCGCGATGACCCTGCTGGTCAAGCATCCCGGTGCGCATGGTAAGATCACCACGCTCAGCTAACCCTTAGCGCAGGAGATCACTAACATGGCTAAACTCACGATTAATGAAGCCGCTGCTGGCTTCACCCACAAGGTCGCGTTTGATTACGTTGACCTTCAGCGTTCTGGCTTCCTTAGCACCATCGGTGCGGCGAACCAGTTCAAGGCTGGCAAGCTCGGGGCTGGTGGTATTGTCGATACCGCTGTCCTTTTTCAGGTGGTTGATCCGGCTGGTGCGACCGACCTCACCATTGACTTTGGTGTGACGGCGGCTGACCCGGATGAGTTCATCGACAACGGCGACGTTGACGCTCTGACGAAGGTTATCTGGAACACGGGCGATGCCTTTGTCGGCACCGACTCCGGTTCCGCGACGACCTCCAATGTTGTTAACGGCTACGCCAACAACACGGCGTCGGCGGTTGACCTCATCGTTGAGCTGAACGGCACGGTTGCCAACCTCACGGCTGGTAGCTGGGTTCTCGCTTGGCGTCAGATGGAGTGTCCGACCTCGTAAACACTTCTTGTGTTAAAATGAGCCACCCTCTTAACTGGGGGTGGCTTTTTTATGCACATCAAAGTGGCCCAGCCTGAGTTTTCCAGACAGGAAATTGACGCCGAACTCCGCAAGGAAATCGTTCGTAGTCTTGAGATTGAGAAGGCGACAGAGATTGAACGTGTTAATGTAGCTAAGGCGCAAGCGAGCATGATGCGCGACCACAAGTCCATCCCCGGTTTGGGCAAGTGTGTCGGTGTTATGCCTGCCCGCGAGTATTTCCGCTTGGTGAAGAAATATGGGCATGAGACGGTGCATAGCCGTGAGTTCATGTCCTACTTCAACAAGAAGATGCC